CTGCGAGAAGATTTGCCACGACCTCGATGGTTCCAGCTAGAACTATCCAGAAGTTCTGGAATCCTTTAGCCTGGTCAGTCTGAGTAGATCCAAACAAGGTTCCAATAGTAAAGCCTAGGTTTCCTAAAGCTCCTTGCATTCTCACTATGGCTTCATCCACTTGCTTATTCTTTAGAGCTCCGACAAGTCCATCGAGGAATCTTTGAATGTCTGGCTGAACATCCACAAACCAATCAGCCAGGTATCCCAAAGCTGGAAGAAGTGAATTACCAACTGACTCTGAAACCTCACCAATTGCAACCTGGAATCTCTGGTAAGGATCTAGTTGAGCTGCCTTTTCAGCGCTTCCCTCAAATAGCCGCGAAAGCTCAGCCATTGGATCGCTGGCACCCTTGATTGCCGGGACAAGTCTTTCAAGTGCTCCTGTGGTTCCCTCTGGCCCAACTGCCCTGGATAAAGCTGAGGTGACTGCATCTAAGCCTTTACCAGTTCCAGCTGCGATGTCCATAGCTAGGGAAAGTAGCTTCGTTGATTCTTCTACGTCTCCAGTTGCTCGAGCAAGCTTTGCGAATGATGGCCTTAGCTCATCATCAGCGATTGATGCTTGCCTGGAAAGCTTAGAGATTGACTTTTCAACCGATGCAATTTGAGCGTTGTTTGCACCAGTGGTATTAGTCAGTGCTGTAGCTAATAGTCCCTGGGACTTAGCATCATCGACTGCAGCCTTGGCGGCGTCTTTTAGCTCCCTGGTTATAAAGGCGAATGATAGTCCGACACCGATGCCGGCGAATGCTCGACCAATGCCGCTGCTAATCTTTTGAGTTGCAGTCTGAAGCCCGGTTAGTTGCTTGTTAGCTCCCTGGGTAGCAGCCGTTAGCTTTTTGAACTCACCTAGGATTTCTACATTGAGAACTAAGCTCATCGGTCAATACCATCTTCCAAAACTTTGAGGAAGGCTGCGAACTCGGTGAGAGTCAAAGCTTTATACTCTGACGGACTCATGTTGAAGGCTGTACAAAAGCCAGCCATTCTCCTTGCCGCTTGCTTCCTTATTCTTTTTTTGCTTCATCACCCTGAACCATGGCTAGCGCCTGGCTAAGTGTGAACTTGCTTGCTTCCTCGATTGTGAACTTAGGGTTATCCCTTTTCATCACGATCCAGATAAAGCTCTTTAGTGCCTTGCCCTTTGGCTTGCCGTTGCCAAAAGCATTGTCAATACTTTCGCCTGTTAGGTTCTCGATTAGTTCTACTTCTTCGAGAGTTAGGCTTTCAAAATCAAATGCGCTCATTCTGTGTTATCCATTCGTTGGTCGGTTTTTATTGTACTTATTAAACATCTTATTAATGTTTTCAAAATAAGTTCTATAAACCTGTTCACGTGTCAATCCCAATGCTTTTGAGAAGAATGGGTTTGGCAAGATGTTCTTCTTTATAAAGTTGTTTTTGTCATAAAACCAACCCCAATGAATAGGGTTCGCGTAAGGAATGCTTCCGTTATTACCAGCACTTACAAGAACTTTTCTTGCTTGCTTTTTAGATCTAATGCTGTTCCGTAAGCGTCCCGAGCGAACTGGCACCAAGGTTCTAGCAGTAGAAGCAACAATTTCGGCGGCCTGTTGTGAGGCTGCTGATACTTCCGCTGTTGGAACTCCGATTCGCTTTAGGACGTTCATAACGTCCCTTAGACCTTCGACCTTGATGCCAGCTGGCTGGGCCATAACTAAGCTGTTGCGTCTACTGTGACACCGTAATAGATGTCTGAAGCAGGTGTGTGAGGTGTGTTCTTTACAGTAAGAGTCACGCTGAATACTGCGGTCTCGTTGCTTACCAAAGCTAGTGGAGGAAGCTGGTCAAATGTGACCACTCCGGTGTAGTGAGGTTCGCTTGAGGATGCAGTTGCGTTTCCGTTAGGTGCGATGGTGAAGTTGGCAGTTGATCCAAAGTTGTCCCAAAGAACGCGGTAAAGGCTTGTAGCATCTCCAGATACGATTCCGTCTAGCTGTAGTGTCCATTGTCCACCGACGCGAACTTCACAGAAGGTCTGGACATCGCCAGGAGCGTCATCGAGGGTTAGCTGGACAAGGTTAGCGTCGCAAGCGTACTCGGTTGCGCCAAACTTGAAGAGAATGTTTTGAGCTTTGATTCTTGTTGAAGCAGCCATGAGCTACCTTTCTAAATTGTTAAGTTGAGCTGGCAATAAATGTTTGCTGAAAGGTATTCAGCGTTATTGGTCTGTAAGTTGTAAGGCTGGTTGACCGACGTAATGCGAACATAAGTCAAAGGCTCGATGGCGTTCAAAGTATCTTCGATTAGCTGATCTAGGTTCTCAGTAGCTTTCTTGTTAGTTGCAGTTGAGGCAACCAAAACTAACTCGATGCCTAAGCTCCACTCTCCAAACTCTGCTGTTTGAAGATAGGGCTGGGCTGCGTTCACTATAACGATTGGAGGGGTGATTCGTTCTGGCACATACTCCAAAACGTTTAGCCCGGCGTCAACTAATTCAAGCTTGAACTCGACCTTAGCTGCGTTGATCTCACTCATACCGCGTAGCCAACAAATCTCTGAAGCAACGGATAAACCGCGTTCATTGGGTCTTTGGCAACTCTGATAGGGGCACCATCAAAGCTCGCGAATTGAGCAACTCCATTAGGGGCAGAACGACGGTGAAACAACTCCGAAGAGCAGATAAGAATTGATTGAACGTGAACATCGTGAGGTACAGACTCGACCTCGCCAATGTAGGCGTTAACTAATTGCTTACCGGCCTCTAGGCATTCTTCAACAAAGTCAGAATCTTCATCAGTTCCAACATAAGCCTTGAAGTCCTCGAGACTTGGTTCACCGCCGTGTGCCATGTGTTTATCCTATTAAGCTACGGTGTCTAGCGAGACGATAGCGCCCTGACGCTGAGCTGCAACAGCCATGTAGCCGTATACAGATACAGAGTCCTCTAGGGTTGTGATGTCACCAGAGGTTAGTCGAACTGGAGAACCAGCAGACTCCCATGAGGTAAGAGCAGCTGAGTTAGCTAGTAGAGCGTTTGTTGCAGCTAGCTGTGGGTCAACGATGATTGGTAGACCGAACAATGAGGCGGTTAGACCTGGGATGTTGGCGCTTCCAATTGTGTTTACACCGTCAGCGTTAGCAGATAGGTTCAATCTGCCGTCGGTAGCTGCGATAGAAACTAGGTTGATGTAAGCAGTCACACCGGCAACGATGAACTGTGGGCGTAGACCGGTTGCGTTGAAGATGTAGGCAGATCCTTCTGCAATACCCTTTGCAACAGTCGAAGCGTTGGTGTGAGCCTGGAATACCTTACCGGTGTAGTCAAGACCTTCAATTAGATCAATAACAACCTTGTTGGTTGCATTCGCGTAAGCAATTGTTAGACCCTGGAATACCTGGTCCAAAGTGTTGATTGTTGCGCGCTCGACGTACTGGCGTGAGAACTGGGTGTATCCACCGTAAGTCTTAACATCGGCAGACATAACCTCGAAGCTCATGTTTCCAAAAGCTAGGGCTTCGTTTTCTGGATCCTGTAGATCGACGTCTAGAGTGTTGCTGTCAATCTGGATGTACTCAACAGCTAGTCCGCTTGCTGGAAGTGCTCCGCGGTTGAACGCTGAGAGTGTTGGGCGGTTGTTGTTGATTAGTGTGTCAAGGTATCCAACAAATGGAGGCAAGATTGCTGCATCTGCTGAAGTTGAAGCTGCGCGGGCTAGTGCCTTTGCGTCCTCGTCTCCAGATAGGAGACCCTTTGCGTACTCGCCCTGTGAGCGGAACTTGTGTGTTGCTGGTGTTGCCATCTCGACTGCTTTGCCTGATTCAATGACTCGGCGCAGTTCTGCAACCTCATCCTGAACGGAGCGAACGTCAAGTTCAATGTTTTCTGACATTGTTTCACTTTCTGTTTCGATAGGAGTCTCATCAGTTGGCTCGACCATCTCTGGCTCTGCTTCGCTGCGGACTTCGGTTATTTTTGCGCCTTCAAAGGCAGGGAACGGAACTACTGAAACTTCTTTGAGATCTACTAGTTCCCTAACAATCGTTTGGCCTTCTTTCCGATCTACAACCGGGAAGAATCCAACCGAAAAGCGATTCAGAACATCGTCCTGAAGTAGTGTGTAAACTTCGTTGCCTCGAGGTGTATCTGAGATTCTAGCGACGATCTCATAGCCTTCTGCAGTTTCGCGACCTTCGATAACTTTACCAATTGGCTCTTCGTGGCCATAGAAAAGCTTTACATCTTCGACGCCATCAATTGCGCCTGGCTCAAAACGCTCTTTCATGTTGCCCATAAGTTCAATCTCTTGTCCGTAAGGCACAGCTAGACCGACAATGGTTCTTTCTTCAAGTGTGTCAAGTCGAGCCTGAAACTCGCGTGTAATCATTTCAGACATCTAGTCCTTCTTTCGTTCTTACTTCTTCTGGAGTCAGAATGCCAGCATCGATAGCTACCTTGTAATAGTTGTAGCGAGCTGCGACATCTGCCTTGAATAGGTGCTCGAAGTCAAACTCGACCCGGTTGCCACGTGGAAGGCAGTTGCTTAGAGCGTCGGTAATTGCATCTGTGTAAGCCATCAATGTGTGACGGTAAAACACCTGGTTCTCATCTTGTAGGTTTGTGTAGGTGTCTGAAGCACCTGGCACAGAAGTCAGGAGCAGTCGCGCTGGGACACCGAATAGGCGAGCAACGGCCTGAACCTGCTGATCCTGAACTTCGGTAAAGAGGGCGTCCTTCGGGGAAAGCGCGATCTGCTGGTACTCGAAACCATTTCCTAGAACTGCAACCTGGCGATTCTGTTGCTTGTTGTGCCAGTTAGCTGTGACAAGGTCTGCATCTTCCTTGTTTAGCATGGCGTTAGTCTTTAGCACTCCGGTTGGAACTCCGGCTGCGGTAAACCAGTTGCCAGCGTAGTCGCGTAGATCGATAGCTGCGCTTATGTCCTTGTAGCAGGATGCAATTGGGCTGATGCCTAGAATCTGTCCAGCCTGGCTAAAGATTCTTAGGTGCTCAATTTCGCGCTCGGTGTAGCGAGTACCAAGGTAGTCATAAACAACTGTTGAATAATCTGTGGTGCCATCTCTGAACTTAGGCCAGCTTGGTTGTACGGCTGAAGCTGGAAGAATAGTTAGGTTGTTTACCTGTCCGTTAGATCCAAAGTTCTTCAACCAGTAAGCGTTGCCCTCAAGTGCTAGAGATGCAACTGTTTGGAAAAGAAAGTCGCGACGGTTCTGTTGGATGCTTGGGTTGTTTACCAGTACAGGATTTTCAACTTTTAGTTCAATGCCTGTCGCGAATCTGTAAGTGTTGATGGTCATCTTGCTAATTGGAGTGCCGATGATCTGGACAGCTCTGTAAACGGCTGTTAGGGACAACGCGGTAGATGGAGTGACTATCGCCGGGTGTCTGGTTGGAATTGTTGGCTGGACTGCGCGTCGCTCTGGACGTCCTAGAAGCCTGTCAAAGAAAGATGCCATAGATACATCATAGTATCACAGACCGACTAGAATACTCCGACTGTAGCGTGTTGCGCTCGAGAAGAAACGTACAGCGCCATGACCGTAGCCATTAGAGCATCGATGTCCCCGAGTGATTCCTTGCGACTAATAAGCCAAGTTTCCCCGGTGTATTTAGAGACCCCGTTAGGCATTTGAGCGACGAGGAGGGGATCGTTCGCGTGCCTAACGAGGCCGTTGCTAAACATAGCATAGACAGCCGAGCATGCTGAAGAGACTTCTTTTGTCCAGAGTTGCCAGACCGTATGGCCCGAGAGTTTTAGTCTCTTGGCCAAACTAGGTAGCTGACGATCATCCAGCACTATCGCTCGCGGACTGAACTTAGCGTACAAGTTGGTTAGCTCGTTGAAGAGCTGTTGTTCGGTTGGGTTGACTAGTGACATCACTAGCTCCGTTTCCTGAACTCCATCATGTTCGTTAGCAATTGCGATTGTAGCGTGGCCCCAGTTTTTTGTAATGTCTACGGCAAAGACGGCGTTTTGAGTATTGGTCACACCTCGACCAGTTGCAGCTCTAAACAAATTGCCTGGCAACCATGAGTTAGCAGTTCCAGCGATGAATTGATTTAGGCGGTAGCGTCGGGCTTCATGTTCTGGAATTGTTTTTAGATCCGAGATGACTTGCTCAATCTGAATGCGTCCAGCTGCAACAGAAGGGTTGGCTGCCATGATTGCTTTTGGATCATCGATGGCTGCGTTGTCCGGAGCTGTCCAAAGAAAGAAACCAAAGCGCTCTAGATCCTCAGCGCCGTTGGCTGCAGAAGTTCCAGACTTGTAAAGGTCAATTAGAGTCTTAGAGTTTTGGTCACCGGCTGTTGTAATTCCAACAACGATTCCATCCTTGCGCTGAGAAGTTCCAAGGACAGCTGCAGACCACATACCTTCTTTGGCAAGGTGAAGTTCATCGAATAAACAGAAACTAATCGGGATACCCTGAAGGGCAGCTTCTTTGGCAGCCTTTACATCATACCGGCCACCACCGTCAGCGGTGACAATGCCTCGGGTCTCAGTAGCTCGCTTGAATCGCTTCTTTAGGAATTGATTGCTATTGATGACGTATAAAACTCGGTTGTAAACGATGTTGGCCTGATCTGTGCTCGATGCCAGGCTAATGCATTGTGGCCCGACTTCATGAAGTAGCAAGCCGTAGAGTCCGAGCATCGCTGCAATAAGGCTTTTACCGTTCTGGCGTCCGACGCTGATAACTACCTGGCGATAACGAAGTCTGCCTGGGTACATTGGGTTGTCATCGGGATAACGCTCGAGGATGGCTCGCAGCAGCCACTTCTGCCATTCATCCAGCTGTAAGCCTTCGGGATTCTCCGGGGACTTCCAAGCTATCTCTGCAAACTCGATTAGCTTATCGCCGTCGGTTGGAAAGTTCTTCGACAGGGGTTCTGTGTAGAGCGTGGGTAGCTGAAGCATTACCGGGTAAGCAACTTCTCTAATGGATCAATAGATTGAGCTGCATCGCCAATAGAGCGCTTCAACTCGAGCACAGTCTTGCGTAATTCGGCTGCGGTTGAGGTGTTGGACTGTTGGTCAAAGCTTTTAGCCAGCTGGAGGCACAGACCGGCTAGAACCTTTTGCTCCAGGTTCAACTCCAGCTCTTCCAACCAGTTCTGTATTGATTCAGTAATCATTGGTTTCCAATCTCCGGATAATTGTACCGGTTTCTAAAAATCCCTTGGCTTGCGCGGGATGAAACAGCGACTACAGAAAAAACTGTAGTCAATTTTTTTATTTTATTTTTTTATTTTTTCAATTAAGTTCTTTATTTTTTTCTTAATTGCGGGCCAATGATGTGATTGCCATACCAGTCTGAAGGTGTAGATTTCCACTCTTATGGGGTATGCCTTGCGTTTGTATCTACGTTTAGCTTTGATTGGTCGTAATTTATAAGGCAGCAGGTCATTAGCACCCCTTATTATTAGAGACCCCACCGTCTTTGTACGGCTATTGGTATCTTGGGTTGCGCCAAGTGACTCGCTGTAGTACCCGGTCTTGCTTTCGACCGTTGCAGGATCTACATAGGGATTGAAGATTGTTGATGTCATGGTTGGGCTCGCCTTCCCCTGGAGGAATGATGTGATCAATTGTCCAGTCTTCATTGAGTAGCTCTTTCGCACACGAGGCACAGATCGGCTCCAAAACAGTCTTCGCATAAGTCCTGGCTTTTACCCAAGCCGTAGATTGGTGCCATGATGCCATCTGCTAACCCTTTCAATTGGTTGTCTTGTATCTTCCAATACTCTAATTCTTTGATGATCTCTTCAACAGTCAGGATGTCTCCGAGCGAATGGTGAGCATCGAGGAACTCTATGAACTGATTGCGTGCGTACCTTACGCCGTTTAGGAATCCATCAGAGTAAACGGATGTCTTGAAGCCTTGGATGACTTTATCTACTTTCTTCTGATTCACTTTAGTTCCGCCTTTATGATCTTTAGTGCGCTATCCAATACCCAACAGCTAGAATGCTCACAGCTACCTTCGGTTGCGTATTCAAAACAGATTTGCCTATCAACTTCTCTAATGATTCGGTTGCGTTCAGCTTTAGTTCCCTCAGCTACGCCGAGGTTGAACCCCATTATGGATAGCTCTGTAATGCTTTCCTTGTGCTTGTCTACAATTTTCTCGAAGTCCATTAGTTGCGACTCCAATCAGCCTTAAGGAATAGGATGGCTGCGCCTAGTGCCAGGAGACCGATTACAGGCTCCTCGACTATAAAGCCGGCGAATGTGGCCAGGATGACTACGGTCGATGCCATAGTTATTCTCATTATGTTTAGCAATTTGTTGCCTTTCTGTGTGTGGTATGTCCATTATGACGATGGACTCGAGGTTTATGTGATTTATCCTCGATTTGTTATCAAGTTGTTATTTATACATTCCCCTGGCAATTAGCTCTCCTTTGTGGTGAGTGCTACAGCTCGCGCATTTGTATTTCTTATACCTTCCAGCTCCTGTGGTTTGAGAGCCGTTAGGTCTGATGTCAGTAGCTCCACAGTTCCGGCAAGCTTCTGGCTTACCTTCTGAGACTCCAACGTGAGGATGGTTCTTGATCCATGGAAGCAGGATGTCGTATAGATCCAATAGCAGGTTTACGTCCTGAATCTGGTATTCCTTCATCATCTTCCAGGCTTTAGGGATACCGGCCATGCAGTCCAACCAAAGCTGAAACCCTGAGTGCTGAACCTTAGCTCCGACTCCAAGCTTCTGGGCTACGTAGTCAAGCTTGTTGCTTGGAAACTTGAACTGAGACCTGACAACTCGCATTAGATCTAGTTCGACCCAAGGGCTAGGAGGTAAGTAGCCATTCTCGATAAACTCGCGTTTGATGTGCTTTGAGTCAAAGGCAGCTGAGTTCCATCCGATTAGGACATCAGCTTCATCCATGACTTTATGTAATTCATCCAGCATCGCTTGCTTGCCATGGTGGTGAACTGACTTGAAGATAACCTTGTCACTTCCAAGCCATCGAGCTCCCCAGCATAAGACTTCTGTGGAACGCTCTATCTGTGTTATTGCTATGTTCTGATCCCAGAGTCCCCATACATGCGCCAGGTTCGGCGAAGTCTCTAGATCTAAAAATAGAATCTTCATAACTTCAAACTAGGCCTCTGCGCTTGCGGTCTAGCTCCGACACGCCCGCCGTTATAAAACTGTTATCGAACGGTGTCAGGCTTACTAAAACACCTGGTTCATGCAAGTCGTTGTAATTCTTTCGGACAGTTAAATCTACTACGTAAGAGTCATCCTTGATTACGCCGCCTTGGGTCAGGCTATCGAGGACTGCCCTGGTTAGTTTGTCGATGTCGTAAGTCTGTGTTGCGTATTGCCTGGTGACGGTCTTCGGCCTTCTCAGCCAAAAGGTCAGAGACACCGAGACTGCTACATCGAAGCGATTGTCAAACTCCATCATTTTGAGTTCAAACATTTTCTTCATGTGCTCTCGCCAAGCTGGGAGGTCTTTGTTGGCTTCAACTAGAACAATGTGAGCTCCTCGATTGAATGCCTTTTTAGATCCCTGCGGTCTTGGGTCACCGGCAATAAACAACTCGAACATTAGAACGGATTGTTCTGTGGTATTCCTGGTGCTGGGGCCATGATGTTGATGATGTCCTCAATTGGTGTGGAGGTCTTAGGCTCTGCAGCCTTGATCAGCTCCACTAGGGAATTGTTCAATGAGTGCTCTACAACCTGCTTGGTTTCTTGTCCAGGCTTGTTGTAAGTCCCGACTTTAGTTCCGAGCTGGCCTTCAGCCTTGATCTCATCATCCTTCTTGATGTTTGTGCCATTGTCTAGCCAAACAGTCCATAAGCGATTACGTGCTTCACCTCTGA